CTCATCACTCCGCGTGGCCCGAGCCGGGTTTCGGGCTTTTCGGTCCCGAACCAGGGAGGCGATTTACCATAGGAAAGAGAGGTCCCAAGCCCAAGCCCACTAGCCTCAAGCTGGTGGAGGGTGCCCGCCCCTCGCGGGTCAACCGTAGGGAGCCCAAACCGGAGGCTCCTGAGGCCCTAGAGCCGCCTGAGTGGCTAGGCACGGTCGCTTGTGCCTACTGGGCGGATCTGGCCCCCCGGATGACCCGGGCAGGGGTCCTCTCGAGCGTGGACCTGCATGGCCTGGCGGTGCTCTGCCAGGCGCTCGAGGTCCATCAGCGGGCGGCGGAGATTCTGGCCGAGGAGGAACTCGTCATCCAGGGGAAAGAGGGAGTCGTGCTCAACAAGGTCGTACAGGCGCTCCGGGACTCCGCGGCCACGATCCGTGCCTGGTCGGCCGAGTTCGGGCTGACTCCTTCCTCACGGTCCACGATCAGCCTGCCTGAGACGGCTCCGAGCACCGAGGCCACCCGGCTCCTGTCGTGAAGACCAAGTTCGACGCCCGAAGGGCCACCCACGCGGTGTCCTTCTTCGAGAGGCTCCTGGTCCACACGAAGGGGGTCTACGCACGGCAGCCCTTCAAGCTGGCGGCCTTCCAGAAACAGATCGTCCGGCCCCTGTTCGGGCGGATGATGCGCGACCCCGAGAGCGAGGAATGGGTCCGCCTTTACAACCTGGCCTGGCTGGAGATGGCGCGGAAGAACGGAAAGTCCGAGCTCATGGCCGGCCTGGCGCTCCTTCTCACCGGGGCCGACGATGAGGAGGGAGCCGAGGTCTATGGGGTCGCCAAGGACACCGACCAGGCCTCGCTCGTGTTCAACGTCGCTCGGCGGATGCTCGAGCTCGGGGAGCTCGGAGGTCCCCCCCGAAGCGGGCTGCCCTTCACGATCTACCCGACCAACCGGCGGATCGTGTACCCGAAGCTCGGCAGCTTCTATCGGGTCATCGCCGCCGACGCGCTTGGGAACCTAGGCCAGGACCCTCACGGGATAGTCTTCGACGAGATCATCGCCCAGCCCAACGGTGAGCTCTGGGACGCGCTGAAGACCGGATTCGGGGCTCGCCGACAGCCGCTCATGGTGGCCGCCACCACGGCCGGCGACGATCCCTCGAGCTTCGCCTACGACGAGCACCTGTTCTCCGAGCGGGTCCTCGGGGAGCCGTCGCTCGACCCCCGGCGCTTCGTCTACATCCGGACCGTGCCGAAGGATCTGGACTGGCGCGACGAGCGTTACTGGCGTAAGGCGAACCCGGCGCTCGGGGATTTCCTCCGCCCCCAGGTGCTCCGCGACGAGCTCACCTCGGCTCAGAACAACCCCCGAGAGGAACGGCGGTTCCGCCAGTTCCGCCTCAACCAGTGGCAGAGCGGCGGGCAAGTCGAGGCCATCCCTTATGACCTGTGGGTCCAGACGGGCGGCATGGTTGTTCCCGACAAGCTGAAGGGCAAGCCTGCCTGGGGGGGACTGGTCGCCTCGACGGTGACCGACCTGACCGCCATCTCGTGGATCTTCAAGGCCCCCGAGGGCGAAGCCGACTGGTGGGTGCTCTGGCAGCACTTCCTCCCCGAGGTCTACCTCCCAGCCCTCGATGAGCGGACCAACAGCAAGGCGAGCATCTGGGCCAAGGAAGGCCGGCTCACGATCACCGAGGGCGACGTGATCGACGTGGGCGCTCACACCGGGGCGCTGCTCGAGGGCATGAAGCGCTACGACGTGCGGGAGTTGGCCTACGACCCCAATGGGACCATCGGGATAGTCCAGCCGATCATCGAGGCGAACGCCTGCGAGGTCGTGCCTATCTACGCCTCGACCCCCGGTGCGGCTCTGGTGGACCTGGAGCGCCTGGTGCGCGCAGCGAAGATCCACCACGGGGCCGACCCGATAGCTACCTGGCAGGTCGGTAACCTCATGGCGAAGGAGTCCTCGGGGGGTGTGCTGAAGATCGACCGCAAGGGCTCCCACGACAACGTGTCCGGTATCGCGGCGGCCGAGCTTGCACTTCGGAGGGCGCTGCTTGCCACCGAACCCCGGGAGTCGGCGTATGAGACGGAAGGACTGATGACTGTCTAGTTGTTCGGCAAGGGCGACAAGTCCTGGCTCCGCCGGCTAGCGGGGCGCTTCGAGGCTCACGAGATCGGCTACACGCCGTCCGTGAGCGGCTCGGACGAGCTGATGCAGCTCCTCGGGGAGACATCCCTGACCGACCTAGGCGAGCTGTACCGGACTCAGTGGGCTGTTCGGACCTCCGCCAACTTCCTGGCGTTGAACGTGGCTCACGTCAATCTCAAGACCTACCGCCGGATCCACGAGAGCGAGCGGGAAGAGGTACCGCACCACCCCCAAGCCCTCGTCCTTCAGCAGCCTAATCCCCAGACGACCCGGTTCATGCTCGTCCGCGACACCGTGTCTGACCTCGTCATCTACGACGCGGCGTTCTGGCTGAAGGTTCCCCGGCGTAATCCCAAGCGGCTCCATCGCCTTCCTCCCGGTTACATAGAGCCGACTGGCGGCGACATGTTGAGTGGTCCTGCGTTCTATACCTTCCACACGGTGAACGGTCCAAAGCACTTTGAGCCGGAGGAGATAGTTCACTTCCACGGGTACTCGCCTACCGATACTCGCGTCGGCTCGCCTGTGCTGGACGCGCTCCGCTCCGTTCTCCGCGAGGAGATAGAGGCATCGCGTCACCGCCAGAAGTTCTGGTCGCGCCGCGCTCGCATCGATGGCGTCATCACCCGGCCTGCGGACGCGCCGAACTGGGACAAGAAGGGCCGCGAGCGCTTCCGCGAGGGCTGGCGACGGTTCACTCGGGGCGGTGATCGTGAGGAGGAGACCCCCGTCCTTGAGGACGGCATGGACTTCCGGCCTATTGCATTCTCTCCGAAAGACGCCGAGTTTCAGGCTGGCCGGGAGTGGGTGCTCGAGGTCGTCGCTACCGCGTTCCAGATTCCGCTTGCGCTCCTGTCCCGCAAGAACACGGCTACCTTCGCCTCAATGAAGGAGTTCCACAAGGTGCTGTATGTGGACGTGCTCGGGTCGTGGAACGCGATGATTGAGGGCGGCATCGCGCTTCAGCTCACGCCGTCCTTCGACGAGTCAAAGGACATCTACTCTGAGTTCAACATCGAGGAGAAGCTACAGGGCGACTTCGAGACGCAGGCCGATGCGCTGAAGTCGGCCGTCCAGGTCCCCTGGATGTCGGTGAACGACGCAAGGGCGCTTCGGAACAAGCCGCCCGTGGGCGACCCGCTCGACCCTGAGAACCCGTACAACTGGCCGGCGATTCCTCCGGGTTACGTCATGGGACCGCCCTCCGGAGCGCAATCGCCGTCGGGTCCACGTCTTTCGGATGAGGAGCTTCAACGGATGTTGGAGGAACCATGAGCGAGGAGATCTTCGAAGCGCCGGCTGTAGAGGAGTTCAAGGCCCTGATGCGCGACCCTGCGGCGCGTCAGGCGTTCGTGCGCCTTCGGGCCGACGGACGCAGGGCGGGTGTGAGGACACGCTATCAGCACATCCTGAAGCTCGTCTCGACCACTCCCTGGGTGATCCGGGAGGAGGTTCTCGGCGTCATCGTGGACTTGCTCGTACTGCGGGCCGAGGGCGGTCGCTACGACGCTGAGGAAATCTCCGAGCGGATAGAGGCGCGCACTCGGCGCGAGAAGCCGACAGGTCCCCCCGGGGTCGCGGTGGTTCCGCTACACGGAGTCCTCATCCCCAAGGCGCAGATGCTCGACGACATCTCCGGTGGTTCCTCCATCCAATCGTTCCGTCAGTCTTTCCGCGAGGCGCTGGCCGATGAGGACGTGCGCTCCATCGTCCTCGACGTGGACTCCCCCGGAGGGATGGTAGACGGTGTGCCGGAGATGGCCTCGGAGATACGGGCCGCTCGCGGGACTAAGCCGATACTGGCCGTCGCCAACACCGAGGCTGCGTCGGGCGCGTATTGGCTCGCCTCCCAGGCGGATCAGGTCATCGCTACTAAGTCCGGGCGCGTCGGTTCCATCGGCGTGTTCACTCCCCATGAGGACATCTCGGCCCGACAGGAGCAGGATGGAGTCCGAACGACGCTGGTCTCGGCTGGCAAGTTCAAGACGGAGGGCAACCCCTTCGAGAAGCTGTCTGACGAAGGACGAGCGCACCTTCAGTCGATGGTGAACGACTACTACAACATGTTCGTGACCGATGTCGCCAAGGGCCGCAAGGTTCCGGTGGACCAGGTTCGTAGCGGCTACGGGGAGGGTAGGGTCTTCACGGCGCGTCAGGCGCTCGAGGTGGGGATGGTAGACCGAGTCGGAACACTGGAGGCGGTCGTGAGCGAGCTAGCGAACACCCAGGCCAAGGAGATGGCGATGGTGCGTCGCCAGGCGCTATCGCGGGGAGGCGTGATAGCTCCCCTCACGCGGATTACGACGCTGTCGAACCCGAATACCGACAATGCGACCATGCCTGTCTTTCAGGCAGCGCCCGAACCCGTCACCGAAGAGGCCATGCGTTCTCACCTGACCGCCGATCCCCCCGAAGGCCACGGGATGCCGCAGGACGAAGCTGCGGACATGCCGATGGCAGAGATGCGGCAGATGCACCGCCAGAAGCACGAGGACGGAGCCGACCACGATCACGAAGACATGGAAGAGATGATGGGTGAGGACTTCTTCCAGAAGAACCTCGCGGCTGTTCAAGAGGAAGTCGCCAAGGCCCAAACGGAGCCCGACGCCATGTTCCAGACAGAGGCCGAGTTCGAGGCGGCCGTG